TATTAAACGATTAGTTCATCCTTCAGGTTTGGCATTATGGGGTAGAACATTAATTACGGGATTATTGGCAACTGGTCTGAAACTGAGCGTGCCACCAACTCATAGGTATCCTTGGACAGTTATTTTCCATGATGGTGATATTAGTCCAGCAGTTCGACTGAATCTTCAGTTACAGCAGACAAATGAAGAATGGCCATCTGGTGGTGCGTGGCCACATGATGGACAGGCTAGTGGACCTGGATTGGGACCGGGACATTCAGATTGGCATATTTGGGAAATAGATATGCCGATTATATTATTGAGTTCTGCCGAAAGTGATGATTATGCGTTTGTACAACATCCAACTGTTGAAACTGATGATTATGGAGCAATTACAGATGGAGGTATATCTTATTCAGCTGATTGGGGACAGATTTCAAGTGGAATTGGAGGTGCTTTACAATTAGGACCGTTGAAACGACAAGTAGATCGTCAGAAGTTTAACAAAGAAGGTGGATTTAGTAAAGAGATTGGTGTTCATTTGGGTGGTGGTTATACGATTGAACATTTTAAAGATACACAGATTTCAGTTTATGTTAATACACCTAATGAAAAAACAAGAATTGTGATGAATAGTCACATTACTGTTGTATAAATATTATAAATAAATAGAATTTAAAAAAGGATTTAGTTATGCCAGCTATTATAACAAACGCATTTAGAACCTATAACGCAGATAATTTTATTAGTGCGTTTTCAACTAATAAGATATATCTTATGATCGGCAAAGCTGCTGCATGGTCTGGTGCTGATCTGGGACAATATGCAGAATCTACTCCGTCTGATACTGCAATTCCAACACCGATTGATACGACAGTAGCTCCTTTCATTCATCATAATGATATGGTAGCGGCTAAATTGATTAATGCCTCTGATGTATCTCATGTTATCAAACGAACTGATTGGACATCTGGAACAGTTTATATAGAATACAGTCATCTTCAAGATGATATAATTGACCAGACTTTTTTCGTAATGACAGACCAGTATAATGTCTATAAGTGTATCAGTAATTATGGTGGAGCAACCTCTACAGTTAAACCTACAGGACAATCTTCATCTATTGTTGAAACATCAGATAATTATCGTTGGAAATTCATGTATGAAGTTCAACAGGCAGATGTGTTGAAATATGTTACGACAGATTGGATTCCTGTGAAGTATTTATCATCAGATGATGGAAATGCACAATGGGATGTTCAGCAAGCAGCTGTTGATGGTGCTTTGGAACATATAGATGTAACTGCTGGTGGAAGTGGATATGTTAATACGAATACGGGTACTGCACAGAATGGTACTGGTACTTCTATTCAACTTGCTACAGGAGCATCTGCAACAGATGACATTTATAATAATATGACAGTATATATTTCATCAGGTACGGGTAGTGGACAATTAAGAACAATTACAGATTATGTTGGTTCGACTAAAACTGCAACAGTCGCAACATGGACAACTAATCCAAATAATACGAGTATCTATGAAGTAATGCCATTAGTAACAATTACAACTTCAGAAGGTTCAGGAGCAGCTGCTAGAACTTCAAGTGTAGTTGGTGGTGTTATTAAGAAAATATCCATGACAGCAGTTGGTACTGGTTATCGTTCTGGTACAGTATCACTTACTGGTGGAGGTGGAAGTGGAGCTACTTTAGAAGCACGCATCGGTCCTAAGCTTGGACATGGTAAAAATGCAAAGATAGAACTTGGTGGTGCATATGTAATGATGAATGTTCGTATGGTTGGAACAGAAGGTGGTGACTTTGTTGTTGGTGATGATTTTAGAAAAGTAGTTTTGATTGCTAATCCGTTTGCAAGTGGTTCAGCAGCAACTGCGTCTACATATACTGGTGCAGAAATGGATGACGATAAGGGAGAACAAATTTATGTAGAGTATCGGGCTCCTATTAATCGTGCATCTGACCAGACTGAAGATGTAAAGTTAGTTGTTGAATTTTAATAAAGGTAATAATAAATGACATCTAATATAAATTTAAATTTAAATCAAAGTCCCTATTTTGATGACTATGATGAAACTAAAGACTTTCATCAAGTCCTCTATAAACCTGCTGTTGCTGTTCAAGCAAGAGAACTCTCACAAGAACAAACCATATTAAGAAATCAACTCAAACGATTTGGAGATCATATTTTTGCAAATGGTAGTCGTGTTTTGGGTGGTGATGTTCATATTGATTTAGGATATACATTTGTTAAATTACAGGCAACTTATAATGCAGTTGATATTACGCCTTCTTTATTTAGTGGAAAAACAATTATTGGTACTGAGTCTGGAACAAAAGCAACAGTAGTTAATTATGCAGCTGTTAATGCAACAACAGGAGATCCTGATACACTTTGGATTAAATATATTAGTGGTGGTGCTGTTACAGAGAAAGTTCAAGGTATAAAGATAACGGCGGAAGGTTCTGGATATACTGCAACTCCAGCTGTTACAATTACAGGTGGTAGTGGTTCTGGTGCAACTGCTGTAGCAGTTGTGGGTGCTGCTCAAAATATTATTGGAATAAATATAACTGCTGCTGGTTCTGGATATACATCAACACCAACAGTAACTATTTCTGGTGGTGGTGGAACTAGTGCAACAGCAACAGCGACACTTAATACATCTCCAATTTTTTCTAATAGTGAAAGAATTGTTGCAACAGATGCTTCTGTTTCAGCCCTTGTAGCAACATCTTCAGCAACAGGTACAGGTTCCTCAGTTTCTAATGATGAAGGATATTATTATTTTAATGGAAATTTTGTACGAGCTGCATCACAAACATTACTTTTAGATAATTATACAAATACTCCTTCATACCGAATTGGTATGCAAGTCACAGCTGAAATAATTGATTCTGGTGATGATGAAAGTTTACTTGATAATGCACAGGGAGCATATAACTATGCCGCACCGGGTGCAGACCGTTTAAAGTATAGTCTTACACTTACCAAGAAAACTACAGATTCAACAGATGATATAGATTTTATTGAAATGGTAAGATTGGTAGATGGAGTAAAAACAAAAGAAGTTAAATTTCCAGTTTATTCTGTTTTGGAAGAAACATTTGCTCGTAGAACATATGATGAATCTGGAAGTTATACTGTAAGACATTTTCCAATTCAATTAAAAGTTCATTCATCTGATGCAACAAAATTTGTTGTAAAAGTTGATCCAGGAAAAGCTTATGTATTTGGTCATGAATTTGAAACTTTGGTTTCTACTGATTTAGAAGTAGATCGTGCAAGAGATTTTCGTAATGTAAATGGTTTTGATAGATTGATGCAATATGGTAATTATACCATAGTAAAAACATTAACAGGTGGATGGGATATTGCAAGTGATGCTGTTGTTGACCTTCATAATAATACAACCATAACATTAACAAATCCGTCTACATATGCAACAACAAAAGTTGGTACTGCCAGAGTTCGTCAGTTAAACTATTCTTCTGGAACAACTCCTACTAATTATATTTTTAAGATGTATCTTTATGATGTAACTATGACTGCTGGTGATTATGCTGCTGTTGAACGAATTGTAATTCCAGAGTCACCGTTATCTGGAACAGTTACATTAAATGCTGATTGTCTTATAGATGATACTGGTAAAGTTGGTGGTGCATCTGGTGGTGATGCAAAATTATTTGAAACTGGTTTTAATACAATGTTTTTTAAATTATCACAAAATGTTATTAAAACAATTCGTGATGCTTCAAATAATATTGATACTAGTTATACAATACAGAGAGTATTTAAAGATGTACAGATTAATTCTGGTGCAAGTGCATTAGCATCTGGTGGTAGTACAGAAACTTTTTATGGAACAGGTGTATTAAGTGATACTATTAAGAAAACACACTATCATGCTGTCGTAAAAACTGCTGGTAATTCTGGTCTTGCTGTTGGTTCTATTATTAATTATGAAGGAGCAGCTAGTGGAGTTATTACTGTAGCAGGAAATGGACAGTCTGTTGTTTTGAATACTGGTCAATCGGGACATACTTATACAGCTGATTTTATTGCTACAATGAATGTTGATACGAAACAAGAAAAAACTAAAACACTTGTTTCAAATTATCAGAAAAATATTACATCTCCGGGTGGTGGAGTTAATGCATTTACTTCATTAGATATATCTGATGTATATAAAGTTCATGCTATTTATGATTCTGGTAGTGGAGGTACAGATGCTTTACCACCGACATTGACTGTATCAAGTGCATCTGGAACTTTTCTTGCTGGTGAAACAATTACAGGAGGAACATCTGGTGCAACGGGAGTTGTTATTGACCATAGTACAGCAACGATTGTTAAGTTTGTTGTAACAGCAGGAACTTTTGCCGGAACTGAAACTATTACTGGTGGAACTAATTCTTATACAGCAACAATGGTTAGTCTTGCAGCTGGTGATACGGTTATTACTGATCGTTATATATTAGATACTGGACAACGAGATAATTTTTATGGACATGGCAGACTTCAATTATCTGGAACTGCGGCTACTGGTCGTATTCTTGTTATCATGGATTATTTTACTCATAGTGGTACTGGATATTTTTCAGTTGATTCATATACAGCAAGTGGATTGCCCGATTCATATGCAGATATTCCTTCTTATACAAGTTCTGTTAGTGGTACTGAATTTCAATTAAGAGATTGTATTGATTTTAGACCTCGTTTACAAGATGGTTCAGGAAGTACAACAATGCAAAATGGTGAAATACCATATCCAAATTTAAATTGGCAAGCTGATTATAGTTATTATTTACCAAGAGTAGATAAAATTTATATTAGTAGAGATTTAATATTTGGTACTTATACTGGTCGATCGCGTGAACTTCCGATACCGCCTTCTCAGTTGGATGGAACAATGAGTCTATGGATGTTAAAAATTCCAGCATATACATTTGATACAAGAGATATTGAAATGATTTATATTGAAAATAGACGATATACTATGCGTGATATTGCTGGTATTGAAAGACGAGTACAACGAATTGAATATTATACATCACTTTCTTTACTTGAGAAAGATGCAGAAGCATTAGTTGTTAAAGATACGACAGGATTAGACCGTTTTAAAAATGGTATTTTGGTTGATAGTTTTAAAGGACATAGTATTGGTAATGTTTTGGATCCTGATTATAAATGTTCTATTGATTATCCAGATCAACAATTAAGAGCTCCATTTAATTCTAATATAGTTGATGTATCATATGTATCTGGTTCTTCTACTGGTGTTCAATTATCTGGTGATTTAATTACCTTACCATTTACAAGTTCTGTTTTTCTCACACAGACACAAGCAACAAAATCTCTTAATGTTAATCCATTTAGTGTTTTACAATGGATTGGTACTTGTGATCTTAGTCCTCCTGGTGATAACTGGGTGGCAACAAATAATGCACCAGATGTTTTAGTTAATAAGGGGGAGAATGATAACTGGGTAGCTTTTGCTAGAAATTTGGTTCAGGGATTTGGTACTCGATGGGGTGATTGGCAAACAACAAGAACTACTAGTAGTAGCCTGAGATTGACAGAACAATGGTTGGAGTGGGGCAATACCAGGACTGCAAACGTACAGACAACTACGACTCGGATGCAAGAGCGTGAAGGTAGGGCATTACAATTTCAGGGAGTAGATACTATTAATACATCAATTGGTGATCGTGTTAAAGATGTTTCGATTATGCCATATATTCGTGCTCAAAATATTACTGTTACATTAAAAGGATTAAAACCAAATACGAGAATGTATCCATTTTTTGATGGAGAAGATATTTCAACTTATTGTACTCCAACTGGTGGTTCACTTGGTGGTCAAATTTATACAAATGATGATGGGGTTACAACATTTCTTTTTGCACTTCCATGTCCAGTTCATGCACAATTACAAACACCTCCACTTCTTATATTCAGAACTGGTGAACGACAACTTCTTGTAATGGATAATTCTACTGGTGATAAAAATATTGCTAGCACTTATGCAGAAGCAATGTTTTATGCGCAGGGACTATTACAAACAAAAGAAAATGTTATTTTATCTTCAAGAGTTCCAAGAATAGCTGGAATAACGGTATCTGATAGACGAACTGTATCTTCAACTCGCATAGAAGTTATTCCCATTGGTGATCCTTTAGCTCAAACATTTTTTGTTTCTGGAGGTCAATTTCCAGAAGGATTGTGTTTAGCTAGTCTTGATTTATATTTTAAAACTAAAGATGATGAATTACCTGTATTAGTAGATATTGTTACAACAAGTAATGGTTTTCCAACAAGAATAGTTGTACCATTTTCTGAAGTTGTAAAATTACCAGCAGATGTTAATATAAGTGCAGATGCAACTACAAAAACAACATTTACTTTTCCTGCACCAGTTTATTTATTACCAGGTGAGTATTCAATTAGAATAAGAACTAATAGTCTTGGTTATGAAGCATGGACAGCAGAGATGGGTGAAAATTTAATTGGAACAACAAGAAAAGTTTCAAAACAACCTCATACTGGTGTATTGTTTAAATCTCAAAATGCAAGTACATGGCAGCAAGATCAAAATACAGATTTAACTTTTGTATTAAATAGATGTCAATTTACAATTAGTGGAACACATGAAGCTATTTTTCAAAATGATGCTCCAGCAGCTGATTATAAAATGGATGTTGCTAGTTTAATACCACGAACAGTTGAAGCACATAAAACAAAAGTTTCTTGGTCTGTTAAAACAACACTTCAATCTACTGGAAATTTAAATTCGGATTATGAAAATATTACACCTGAAGCAGATCATGAGTTTGATAATCAACAAGTTGTTACAACAACAGTAGGTAGTTTATTAACGAAAGCAATATTATCATCATCATCAGCATTTGTTAGTCCAATAATTGATACTCAACTTAATAGTTTGGTTGTAGTAGAAAATAAAATTAATAATCTTTCTACCAATGAAGCTGAATTTCCAAAAGGTGGTGATGCTATTGCAAAATATATTACAAGGCGAGTTACATTAAAAGATGGTTTTGATGCAAGAGATATGACTATATATTTGACAGCAAATAAACGAGCTGGAACAGATATAAAATGTTATTATAAAATTCTATCACAATATGACCCTATTCCATTTGATGATGCATTATGGAAACCAATGTCACAAACGGATAATTTAAATACTTTATCTCTTAATAGAAATGAATGGATAGAGTATCAATTTGACCCAACTCCTACAGCACCTTATGTAACAACAGAGGCTATACAATATACTGATGGAAGTGCAACTTATTCATCTTATAAAACTTTTGCAGTTAAAGTTGTTATGAATAGTACAAATACAAGTGTAGTTCCACGAATTAAAGATTTACGAGTTATAGCTTTAGCATAATATGAATGAATATAAATTTATTAGAGATGAATATTCTAGTGCAGTATTAAATACTGATATAAGTGCATTAGAACAATATAAAATTGTAAGAGATCAACGATTGAAAGATAAACATACTTTAGAACAATGTGTGGAAGATATAGGTAGTCTTAAAAATGATATGCAAGAAATAAAAAATCTTTTAATAAAGATGAGCGAGAACTAATATGGCAAAGAGAGTACAAAGACGAAGAGGTACAACAATTGAACATAATACCTTTACTGGATATGAAGGTGAAATAACTGTTGATATTACCAAAGATACTGCTGTAATACATGATGGTTCAACTGCTGGTGGATTTCCTTTAGCTAGGCAAGATTTAAATAATGTTAGTTTAAATATTAGTATTTCAGATATGAATATTGTTGATGGAACAACTGGACAGTTCTTGCAGACAAATGGTTCTGGTACAATGAGTTTTGCAACGATTGATGCATCTAGTACAGCTGTAGGTGGTGATGTAACTGGTACTGTTAGTAATATTCAGATAGCTGCAAATAAAGTTGGTATTGCAGAATTAAATGTATCAGATGGAACAGCTAATCAATTTCTTAAAACAGATGGATCAGGTGCATTAAGTTTTGGTACTGTTGTTACTGATCCAACTATGGGTGGAGATGTAGGAGGGACTACATCTGCTTCTATAATTCAAGCAGGTGCTGTTGAAGGGTCTATGTTGACCGCGGCACTTAAACAGTTTACAGAAGATACTTTTACTGGTGATGGTGCGACAACTACATTTACATTAACTAGTATTGCAGCTGCCACTAATGCATTAATGGTATCTATTGATGGTATTGTTCAACCAACGAGTGCGTTTGCATTACCAACAAGTACATCAATTCAGTTTACAGCTGCTCCTCCTAGTAGTTCAAAAATTATTGTTTTACATCTTGGTTTTCAATCAACAGTTAGTACACCTGCTGATGGTGCAATTACGACAGCTAAGTTAGGTGGTAATGCTGTTACGGATGCTAAACTTTCTTCATCTGTTGGTACTGATGCACAAAGAGCAGTTACAACAAATCATATTCGTGATGATGCAGTTACGACAGCAAAGATAGCTGCAAATGCTATTACAGCATCTGAAATTGCAGCCGCGACAATTACATCAACACAAATTCAAAATGGAACAATTGTTGGAGATGATATAGCTGATAACTCTATTGGTGGAACAAAGATTGCTTTGACTAATCATGCACAAGGAGATATTATGTATTATGATGGTTCTAACTGGGTTCGTTTAGGAGCCGGTACTGCTGGTCAATCTTTAAAAACGGCTGGAAGCGGAGCCAATCCATACTGGGGGTAATTAATAAATGGCATTACAAAAAACACATGGTAGAATGGTTGAAGATGCTAGTATTGGTACAGCGGATATTGCGGATTCTGCAATTACAGCAGCTAAGATACCTGATAATGCTATTGTAGAAGCGAAGATAGGTGCCGGTGCTGTAACAGATGCTAAGATAACTGGAATGTCATCCAATAAATTATCTGGTGCGTTGCCTGCTATTAGTGGAGCTGCTCTTACTGATACAATTTATGATATAGCATTTATTGGTGGTTATGATAAAGATATGGTTAAAGAGGATGTTAGTGTTAGAACCTATGGAGAAATTGTGATGGCTCGAGCTGGAACTTTTGTTGGTGAGGCAGGATATGTTGATACAGTAGCAACTGGTGCAATTCTTATTGTAGATATTCAAAAAAATGGATCATCTATTTATTCTACAAAACCACAGTTTGCTATTAGTGCTACTGCTTTAACTGCTGGTACTCTTTCAACTACATCTTTTGCAGTTAATGATAGGATAACATTTAAAGTTACACAAAAAGGATCGTCTGCTGCTGGTAAAGGTGTAAGATTTACTTTAAAATGTAAGGTGTAAATTATGGGTATGTTGTTGGCACCAAGAATACACAAATCAGGTGTTATATTTTCATGGCCATATGGTGGTGGTATAAATGGTTTTGCAATATCAGGGTCTAATCACCATGATGTATGGTGTGGAAATTGTGGAACTGGTGTTTGGTATATGTTTGCTGATATATGGTCAATCAGTTTAACATCAGATGGAAATGCTACTGATACTGGTGGTAATGATTTAAGAGGTGGATATATTGGTGGTGCAGTTTCAGGTGTAACACATAGTTATACTGCGGATGGTACTGGACAGGGAGGATCGTCAAATCAGATTTCAAGATTTTCAAATACAAGTCCCGGGTCTGGTTCATCAGATGTTGGAGATTTAACAACAACTGTAAATCGTGGTGTAGGTATATCGTCTATTGGTAATGGACATGGTTATCATGGTCGTAGCACGACATTACAAAAATATGCTTTTGGTTCTAGTTCAAGTGCAACTAATG